TCAGAATATTTTAGAAATTCGTTCCACGATGTCATCCTCCATCTTAGGAGTGACATGTGAATAGGTGTCCATTGTTTCTTGAAATGAAGCATGCCCTAGACGTTCCTGTATGGCTTTCATATTTGCCCCATTTTCGATGAGAAGAGTGGCGTGGGTATGTCTTGTGCCATGCATTGTAAAAGATGGCTTGCCGATTAAATTAGCGTATTTCTTGCATAGCTTGCTAACTTCATCAGGACAGCGAGGGGCACCTTTAATACCAGGAAATACTAGATTGTTATTAATCCAATTCATAGTCTTGATTCTGCGTTTGTCTATGACTGTTTTATGCTTCATAAGCTCCTGGAGTGTTTCCGTATCAATGGCTATTATCCGTTTTGATGATGTTGTTTTAGTTGTGTTTGATATAACTGCAGTTGATCCGATTTTGAGTGCTGTTTGTGAAATGGATATGGTCGACTTTTTAAAGTCGATATCAGACCATCTTAGGCCTAGTAATTCAGAGCGCCGCATACCGGTTGCAAATGCTAATTTAAATAGTGCATGGTGTTCGGTGTTTGAGATATTGGACAGAAAATTCTTGACTTCGTTTGCAGATAATGTGATCATTTGGCGAACCTTAACTTGTTTAGGCCGATCTATATTTTTCATATAATTCTTAGGGATTATATCGTCTTTTACCGCTTGCTCTAATATAGAACCTAGGATTGTCATGGTGTAGGATATAGTTCTTGATGACAATCCGTCCATTGACTCAAAGACATATCGTAATGTATTAGGTTTAATTTCAGCTAACTTTACGCCGCCGATTTTATCTCTAATATAACGATTAATGATTCCTGTATAACTTTGATAGGTAGCCGGTGTTATACTCTTTTCTTTTAATTGCAGCCATATATTAATCCAGGTGTTTAATGAAATAGTATCATCGAAATTGGCACATGATTGATTAGTATTTACGTATTTCTCCATAGCTTCTATAGCCGCTTTCCTAGTTGTGCCATAAAAGTATTTACGCTTGCCGCTTATCATCTTTGATACCTGGTAGCGACCGTCGGATCGTTTTTTAGCCATAAAAATAACCTCCTTGGCTTAAATTTGGGTATGAGAAATAAGCCTTAGAGGTTTTGTGGTATAATGTTATTGGAGTAAAAATGAAGTACCTCTAAGGCTAGGTATGTAGTTTTTAGTAGCCCTCACTGCGGTGAGGGCTTATTTTTTTTGTATAAGAGAGAGGAGGGGTTTTCTACGTTTGCCCCAAATAGATTAAAAATCTATTCTGTGTATCTGCCGGCATGTCTGCGATGTTCGCATAACACTGAAATAAAAAAGGCCTTATTTCCCGGTCGCCCTCGTCAATACCATTAAATACAGATAAGAAGTCGACAATAAATTGTTTTTTAAGATAATCAGTTTTTAGTAAAACCATCATCGATAACATTACACCATATACACCCTTAAGATATACTTTTTCGTTTTTCTCGATCTTCTTCTTTTCTTTCTTTATTAAAATTTTTCCGGGTAAACATTTTGACAATGTACTAGAAGGGATTTTTCGTGTCTCATCAGTTCTAAGAGCAGTGAAATCAAGATTATGTGCTGCTGCATTTCGAAACACTCTAATGGCCTCTAATGCGCAAATAATAAAATTAGTTTTATCGTTAAGTGGAATTATCCTGTCAGGTTCGTTAGGCAACAATTCGTTTACAACGTCGTCGCGTTGGGCGTTCTTTAACAGTTTAAAGAGATTAATGGAATTACTAAATGATAGGTTTTTTAATAGTATCCACGGTGGAATGTGGTTATGGTGTTCACGATAATATAAAGTAGGGTTGTTTGCGATTTTATCATCATTTCTTGTTTTGAAACATTCGAGTTGAACAGCGTCAAACGTCAATACATTATTAGGATTTTGATAAGACTCTTTATATTTTGACTTTGCTAAATACACTGACATATCTACACCGAAATCTCTAGATAAAGTGTAAGCTAGTTTTGTTTTAAATATATTTTCAATAAACATACTATACTTTAAAATGAATGCTTGTATAGATCTGTCAAACATAGAAAGGCTATATAACTGTTCTATAGTAGTACCTTCAATAAAATGCTCTCCGTCCGGTATAAAATGTTTTTGGTACCGATTAATTAGATCATAATAAGATATTGTATCTAAAGCATGAATCGCAAATTCTTGATTGCTTATGTTTAGATTTCTAGTACGTAATAATTCAATTTGTTGCTCGTAAGTTTTAAAAGGCTTGTCATAAATTATCAAAATTCAGCCTCCCATATAATAAAAGGAGCCCCGCTACCAATGATAGCAAGGGCTCCAGTGTCCAACAGTCACGCAATGTGGAAAGGGACAGTTCACTATCATTAGTATACATCATATAAAATAAGTTTTCAATACTTATTCTCTTGTGAGTAAAACAGTATCGCCTATCTTTATAGGCGTTATTTTAGGCGCGGAAAGATTGTCAGAAATATCATCTTTATTGACATTTAATGGGACGGTTCGAGCAATAGTTTTTTGAAGTACAGATACCGGACTAAATAGAGTACTAGTACGTCTAACAATGCGCTGACATACAGAGAATTGAGCATAAGGGGCTGTAATTTCAATAACAGCTTTTATACCGTCATACGCGCCGTAGTTTACGCCATCTATAATTAAGTCTTCACCAGGTTCGATTATACGTAAAACGTCACCCTCTTTAGCCCCACTGTTTAGGCCGTAGTCTATTAATACGGTGCTTTCGTTTTGAATAGCGATAATTTTATATGTATCAAACATAATGACCCTCCTTTTAACATAGACCCTTTCTGCCTACAGAAATAGAGCATTTAACAAATTTTAGGAACTAGATATTTAACAATTTCCCTAGCAGTATTAACTGAGTTTTCATTGTTAAAATTGATATTGTTTTCATCGTTGGTCCTGTCAAAGCCTTTCATCGATGTATTTTCGTGACCGTATGTGGCAAATTCCAAAAATCCGGAAGTAACACCAGTTGATTTCACTTGAATGGCTAAGATGTTCTTTATTGGAATAATCTTATATGTTCGATTACCTAAGTTAAATAGCCCGCCTTGGGTGCGATCGATAACGACACATGTATCATACACAAATAAATTAGCACCAATGCCATCTAAGTGGTATAAGTGTTGGCCCATAAAGTCCTTTGTAGGGCTCTCGATAACTTTCGGTTCACTGTTAAAAAATCCCATATACTAACCTCCCAGTATTAAAACCCGTTATATCCCAAATATTCCTCTTAAAACATCTCGATTGCGTTCATGTTTAGCTTTCTTTTCAGCAGCTTGCTGTTCTTCAATGCGTTTTTGTTCCTGAATCTGTGCCTCGGCTGTTTTTTGTTTTTTATAGTCTGCTAATTTAGCGTCACGACCGACTAACCCTTTTACAGAAGCAATAAGGGCTTCACCACCACTTCCAGGGGCTGGAGTGCGAGTGGTATTTACTGCAGCCTCCTTAACAACTGTATCAGAACCATTCCTATAAACATAATATTGTATGATTGTAACAGAAGAATCTGCAAAGTGAATATTGTATTCTCTTAATTCTTGAAAACCTCTAGTTTGTACCCATACAGCCCACGCTTTAGCAGTATCAGTAGCTGGGTCATAGGAGAGTGTGTTCAAATCGACTTTCCCTGTGTAGCCAGAATTTGAATAAAACCATTGCCAACGTGCGTCGTTAAATTCCTTTGCACTGACCATCATTGTTGAACATAATGCAAATATTGTTGCTAATACTAATCCCTTTTTCATTTTAAAATCTCCCTGTGTTAAATAATATGATGATAAAAGTCGATTTCGTTAAGGTCTCCATCTTCAAGTTGAGACATTCTAACCATACGCTCAACTAGATTAACATGTTGGTCTAAATAAAAATCGTCATTAATAATATGCATCAATTCGTGCTTAATTTCCTCCCTCATGCGATCATGAGAGAGGTTTTTGTTTATATAGATATTATGAGTATCTATATCTTCACATTCCTCCGACACAGCGTTGGCATGTGGTAAATCACAGTAAATTACATTAACTACCAAATTAACACACTCCCTTATATGCTATTTATTTTTTAATTTTAATAGTTCTATATATTCAACTGCTTTCTCCATATCCTCCTTACTAATATCTTTTGCTGCAGAGAATAACATACGGGCCCCTGGGCGTGTGCGTAAGTACTCAGCGAATTCAGCAGCTTCTTTATCTAGGTAATATTCCTCTTCAGTTTTATTATTTGCTCTAGATTTATCGCCTACATCAGCGAAGAATTCAAGTGCACGTTCGCCGAGTTGATCTTGTTCATCTGGATCAGTTAATAATTCATCTAACGACATATTCATCCCGTCCGCTAATTTGTTTAAAGTTCTAATAGAAGGAATAATTGGTTTCTTTGTTCTAGAATTTTTATTATTTTCTAGCATTGACAAGTATTGTTTAGTCAAACCGGTTTTTGCTGATAGTTCTTCTAATGTTAAATTATTATCTTCTCTATATTTTTTTATGGCTTCTCCTAATGACATCGTAGAATCCTCCTTTCTTGATAAGTAAAGTTTACATTATAAAAACTTTTTTGTAAAGCATGCTTGACAATTGTTTTTTGATAAAGTATACTAAAGCTGTCAAGCGGGCTTGACAACTGAAATGAAGAAAGGAGGACGTATGAATAAGCTTAGAGAATGTAGGATTAATAAAAATATAACTCAAGAAGAGCTTTCTAGGATATCTGGTATTTCTAGGACTACTATTGTTAATATTGAAGCCGGAAAGCTTAAGTTTATCCGCTCTGACACAATGGATGCACTATCAGAAGCTCTTAATGTTCCTGTTCCTACATTATTTTTTTAATTTAAAAGTAAAGCGCGCTTTACTTGCGACAAAAGGCGCGATATGCGAACAATTTATTAACACAGAAAGGAGGAGAGATGAATCAAAGAAGTAGTTTTGTTGTCAACACAATTCGACAATAAAAAATACTACGTAATAGACCTGAACGGTAATCTATCACGTAGCATCAAAGATGGATTGATATTTTTAAGTCGGGACGATGCAGATATGTATATACCTGGCATTGAGTCGAAATTAAAAATAGTTTTAGACGGGGCTGCAAATCTTGTTAATGCAGAATCAATTAATCTTATGAGTATAATTTCTGACACACTTTTCGAGCGCATATCGTGCTCTGGAAATAATAATTAATGCCTCAATAGTTGATTGATAAGTATCATTACTTAGGTATTTGGGTGTATGTGCTTTGGGATTCCTGTATAGATAAACAATTGCATTTAGCAACGAACGGAGACCATTGTGATCTGATTTTTCATCATCAGTTTGAAATTTATTCATAACGATTATCGGATTCGAACCTTCAAAACATCGATTTACTAGAGTACTCCCATCTAAATCTAATCCTGATATAGAGCGCAATTCTGCTAATAGGCATTTACAAGATTCAAATATCAAATGGAATAGATTTTCTGAAATAATTTCAGGTCTACAGAACGCAAGTATCTGAGGATGAATTGAAAATCTATGCAGATCTGCTTTCAATCGACTTACAACCTCGGTAGCCTCGTCTAGCGTTGTTGCAGGGGTTACTTTTATTACCTTTCCTGTAGGAAGAAGTTTAAGCCCGATAAAACTTAAAAGTGTATTTAATGAATCTAATGCATCAGTAAAATCATTTTGTCTTTCTACGAAGAGTGACGGAGACATAATGTATTCAATTATTTTTATCATTGGATCGTAGGAATTGTTCTTATTACATTCATTAGCGACTCCATTATAAATACGTTTCCATTTTGTATCGATATCAGGAAGTTCACAGTTAATACCTAAATTAGCAAACATTATTGTTATTTCTTGTCCAGTTAATAACTCACCTAGTATTTTACAAATTTTTGTGATTTGTAAACTATTCATTTATATCACTCCCTTTCATCAAAATTATACATGAACGGGAGGTGAAGATAAATATTTAATTAACAAAGGAGAAAATATGTACAACACCAACAACTGATTTAGCTCTACGGTTAAAAACTCATAAATTGGCAAAACATATAAGCCACCAACAAAGTTAGTGGCAGTAGCGAGGGGCATTAAATGAAAGAGGAAAAACATATTAAAATACTCCGCCAACAGCTGGAACTATTGACGGAGTTGCAAAAACAAGTGGATGATCCACAAATAATCATGGAGTTATCTGACAAAATAATTGTGTTATCTGATGTACTAACTAATCTAGAAGAATCACAAAATAATAAATTATCTGTTTGGAAAGACGCATCATTAATTTATCAATTAGCCTTATCAATTCAAAATAAATGTGCAAAAGATATAGATGAATTATTTGCTCTGGGCAGTGACAAAAGTAAATAGCATCTGCATAACTGCGATAGCAATATGTTGATGCTTGTGGAGCACATTAGAAAATTTTGATAATAGACCTTTTGGCACGGGAATATCATTACTTAAGTTTGTTTCTAGCAAATGGAGCATTTTTCTAAACGCTTCTTTTTCTTCCATAGATATATTTTTGTCATTGTCAATTAGATTTGAAATTGAATTTATGGATTGATCTATAGAAATTGAAACATTTTCTTGTGAACCAATTATAGAATTTCCATTTATAGTGCCAATGTTAAATATATTGGTTGCATTAGAGCGTTTATGAGCACGCTGATAGTCTGTTTCATATTTTAAAATGGCGCCATCAGTCATTCCCAAAGGTTTTACATCTATAACATGGTAGTTCTTTTTGTTATGAACCAAGATATCGCCTTCTATTATATCTGAAAATTCTAATGTTTGAATGGAGTTTGGATATTTACTAGAACAGAAAAATCCATACACTTTGTCAGCGATTACTTTATTATTTCGTATTACAGTAAATAATTCAGACATATTTTTAAATGGGGCAACCGGCATTTTGAATTTCATTATAATCACCTCCTTTCAAGGTGATTATACAAACAATTATTTAAGAATACGCAAAATATTCATGAAAATTTTATGAACATCTATAAAGAAGATATAAAGGAGGATTATTGTGGACAGGAATAAATTATGCATAACAGTCGCTGAGGCTGCTGAACTAGCAAGCGTTCCTCAAGATGTGATTCGTCAATGGGCGGCTGACTTTGATTTTCCGTCGATGAAGATAGGGGCCCGAGGAGGTAAACGATTGATCCATTTAGATTCGTTTAATGCATGGCTAGGGAAACGATGCCAAGCAAGAATAGGAGAGTGAAAAAATGAAAAAATTAGCAGGCATCATGTTGGCCACATGTTTTGGAATTTTAGAAGGCTCAGATGTGCAAGGGTACGAGTTGCACTCATCGACTATGCTACTGTTGCTTTTATGCGTTGTATCAGCAGTAGCTATTCTTTATAAATCATTTAAGGAGGATGAGCATTATGGACGATATTGATGTGATTGGTGTGTTATTTATTCTTGTTGTGATGGCCGTTTGCATTATGTTTTATGGCGGTCTGGTTTGGGTACTAATACGATGAGACGTCCGGTTCGAACATGTACGAAATGTGGAGTTAGGTTAATTCCACACACTCATAACTACATTTATGACGAGACTAATCGTAAGGCAATTAGAGTATGCAAACATTGCCACGATGAACATGTTCGCCGTAAAAGTAAAAATGCTCGCACTCACGGCAATGAGATACGAGCACAAATTAAATTAACCTAGTTAAATTGTAACACATAAGGAGGCTACTATGCCAACTGTTAATAAAAATATAGATTTTGATTTCTTTAATAGAACGGGCCGGTACCCTCCGAAGATACGATTTAACATGTGGGGTTCCGCATGCGGATTAAGCATTGACGCTTATAAAGCACTAGGGCAACCTATCGGCCTTAGAGTTGGAATCGATAAGGCGGATCGTGAAATTCATGTTTTACCAGTTACTAAAGAAAACATTAAGGGTGCTATTTATCCAAAAACACATGAACTTAAACATTCAAAAGTATTAATTTCAACATCCCGTATCGTTCTGGCCGAGCTCAGAGAATTGGGAATTACTAAAAACATTGAAGGGGCCGTGAATGATGAAAACGGGACACTAGAGTTGCTATTTAAATTTTGAGAGGAGATAAAATGCCTGAAATAAAAGCAATAAAATCTAAACCTACTGTAAATGCATTTGACTTTAATTTCTTTGCAGATAACAGGGGCAAACACGAACCATTACAAAAGGTAGCTATAGTTACTACAAATAGCTATATCAAGCTTTCAATGCCGGCTTACAGAAAATTAAAAGGCCCGGAATATTTCAAAGTTGGTATAGATATTAATAATAAAGTCATTTGTGTGGCGCCTGCGCTTGAAACAGAGCCATATGTAATTAAGCCAACAGCAGTACAAATTGAAAGAAATACTATTTATATATCTAAAAGTCACAGTGTAATTCGTAAACTCCAGGAGATTGGAATTCCCAAAATTGTGGAAGGGAAATTAGTTGATGATGAATTACTGTTTAAATTCTAAAGGAGAAACTATCATGGAAAACCAAAATATCTTAACAATTAAATTCAATGATACCGAAGATCTTGCACTTAAAATCGCAGAATGGAATGAAATTTTAAACCATCAATGCTGCGGTAATTGCCATGATGAAAAGCACCCTGCTGAACAAGTAACAAAAGCAATGTGTGAAACTGCACCTAAAGCAGAGCCTGTTACAAAGCAGGAAAAACAGAAAACTCCAGAAATTACGGATGACGACCTTCCAGTACTTCCTCTTGACGCGGATCCGTCGCCTAAAGCAGAATCACAACCTCAGCCAGTCGTTCAAGAAAAGGTTAAATCTGTTCCAGAACCAGAACCCGCATTGGATGTAAGTGATGAACCTGTAGATAAAAAAGCCTTTTATAAGGAATTCCGTGAATGGATGGGCGAAGATGGGGTAAAAGCAAAAAAAGCACTTGCAATTTTTAGCAAGCACGGGGTCACTCGTCCGTCTAGCGACTCTTTAACGGATGATCTTATCACAGATTTAAAATCCATCATGGCAGATAAGGAGGCTTAAATATGGCTAAACAACAATTTAAAAGCCAAGCAGACATATGTAAGAAGTCGTTAGATATATTACATAAAGCAATTGAAATGGACCCGGGTAACGCTGAAGAGTACCAGGCGGGTATCGCATATACAGAGGATGTCATGAAAGCCTCTAATGCTATTGTAAAAGCTTTTGATGTAGTAGAGCCACCTAAGGCGGCTACAACTAAAGAAAAATCCGAAGAAACTCCTAAAGATGAAAAGCCTAAACGCAAACGCAAGGCCAAAACAAGCAAAGAATCTGTACCAGTTGATAGCGAACCAGCTACAGATGAAACACAGCCAATGGTTGAGCCTAGTGTAGAAGAAAATGCTGACCTCTTTGCTATGTTTGGTGATTAAGGCGGTGGTGTTCTGTGAAAACTGTGTCAAGTTTATACATCCGCAAAATGTTCGATAGCATCATAATTGAAAAACATTATGATGCTGCTTACACAACAATTCACCATTGCGATTGCAATCATACATTTGGTGGTACATGGAATCGCAAATATAGCATGGGTAGCGGATATTATACCGGTGCGAAATGTTATGTTTGCCCTAATTGTGGAACTCGCTCCGAACCATATGTACACAAAGTGATATTAACATGTGATGACGAGGAATTATTTCCTAAAGAAATGTTTTTTGAAGTCGTTAATTGCAAAGACTTCCTCGATCTTCGTATTAAATATAAAGGCATTCAGCTATTTTGGGATGGAACGTCTGAAGATGGCTCTTATAAAGAGGTTTTGCGTTTTGATTTCAAAGCCAGAAAAGCTTTTTATATCGATGAAGATAAGAGAAAACATGAACTCACAGTCGATTATATTCGTGAGTATGATAATCCGATTATGCCAATTTTAAAATACATAGGGAAATCATATGCAGTTCATGGAGTTAATAAAGAACATTTGGCCAAACTCCTCAAAAGTCTGCGCATAACGTTTGAAAGGCGCTTATCAGAACAGTGTGGATATAAAGTAAAAGATGTTTATATCCCACATTCGATTAGTGAATATGGCGGATATGGGATTTCTATGCTGGTTAATATGATCTTAAAGCTCAGCGCTCCTGACATGCCTGCTGTCACTAAAATTATTAAAAGCAACATTAAATGGACTTCACGCTATTGGATTGGTTCTATAAGAGATCTGCATTTTTATGATTCGATTTTAGATATGACTAAAAAGGGGACCGGATTCTTAGAAGCATTGCGAATTTATCATCGAGCTCCTGATAGTAAATTATTGCGTAGCATGATGGTTAATGACCCTATGATTGTTAAGCTATCAGATATGCTGAATGTTTTTAAAGACGAAAATAATCGAAGGACAATATTGACTCTTAATCGAGACAAAGGGTTCGATGATGTATCTGCGAAAATAATTAATGCAGCTCATTTAGATGAGAATATGGGCGTTAGGACTCAAAAAATCTTTAATATGTGGCTTGGCCTTTCCAAACGATATGGTGAGCGAAATTTATTGCGATATTTGTTAAATGTCACTGCATCAGATATCAGGGATATTGCTAACATGTACAGCCAAATAGAAGGAAAATATATAGCTCAAGTTTGGGATACTGATTGCAAGTTAAAAGACTTCCATGATGTGGTAGTTAATATTTACAACAAACAGGAGTACGGCGACGTAATGCTTCCGGAAGTTCCACAGCTACAGGCAGATGTAAACGGGATGCATTTTATGGTCCCGAAAACTGCAGCAGATTTAATGACTGCTGGCAAACGGTTAAAAAACTGTGTTGGATCATACCGAGATAGGGTCATGAAAGGAACTACCGCAATAGTATTAGTTACTGATGATGCTATGAAGCCAGTTGCGTGCTTAGAATTGGCCAATAAGGGTAAAAAGAAAGGTCGTCAAATATTCGACTTAGTGCAGGCGAAACTCTTTGCTAATGAAAAGCTTAAAAAGAATGCTCAGATTAATTCAACGGTCATGAAATGGGCTAATCAATTAAAGATTGAGCCACACACCATCGATGTGGATGCCACTGTTGTATAAAAGGAGAGTCTTATGAAATTAACTAAACTGGAAATACTAAATTTTAAAGGGCTGAAATCATTTGAATTAAATCTAAATGGCGACGTCGTGATTCGTGGTGATAATGCCACCGGGAAAACCACCGTATTCGACTCAGTATGCTGGTTGCTGTTCGGGAAAGATAGCCTAGATAGAGCTGACTTCGAAATTAAGACATTGGATGGTGGCGAACCTATCCATAAAGTCAATCACGAAGTAACTGGGACCTTTACATTAGATGACGGCGGGACGATTGAATTACAGCGAGTATATCGTGAAAAGTATTCATCCCCTCGTGGTGGTGAAGTAACTCTCACCGGACATACGACAGACTATTTTGTCGATGGTGTACCTAAGAAAGAAAAAGAATACAAAGAGATTGTAAATTCTCTGGTTGATGAAAATATCTTCAAATTGATTACAAATCCGTTGTACTTCAATGAGACGTATTCATGGCAAAACCGCCGTAAGTTATTACTTGAGATGTGTGGCGATATTTCAGACGAAGATGTTATCGCCAGCCATAATGAATTAAAAGCTTTAACAGATATCTTATCTGGTCATAGTGTTGACGATCATAGAAAAGTGGTTGCGTCTAAAAAGACAGCTATCAATAAAGAACTAGATATGTTGCCGGTTAGAATCGATGAGGCGCTACGAGGCAAGCCTGAAGTTACTGCTAATCCGGAAGTGTTACGGATTAACATCGATACCTTAAATGCAGATATCGAAAAATTAGAAAACGACAAAGCATTATTGCAGAATGGTCACTCTCTCGTTGATAAACGTGCTGAATTAAAAAATGTACAACGTAAGATTATGGCTCGTGAAACAGAACTGCAAATGGAATATAAAAAACAATACTCCATGAAGTCAAATGAATATGATGCTGTTGTGGCTGAAATTAATAGCCTGACAGCTAGACTTGAGGATACAAAGCGACGTATTGATGACTCAGCAGCGACCATCAATCTCATTGAAGGATTGATTGGAGAATTAACTATTCAACGAAGTCAGATTAATGCAGAAACATTTGTTGCAGATGTTAATGATCTTTGCCCAACATGTGGGCAAAAACTTCCTGCAGAGCAAATTCAAGATGCTTATGCTAAAGCAGAAGCAAATTATAATCTCAAGAAGTCTAAGCGATTAGAAGAGATTGAGCACTCTATCAACCTAAAGGAACAGGATATTGAAGGTATCAAAAAACGAGATTCTAGTTTAGAACCTGTGGAAACAATAGCAGCTCTTATTAAAGCAAAAGAACTCTTAAAGGAAACTATAGCCGAAGAGATTGGGATGTTAACTGCACCGGTTCTTAATGATGACTCTGAATATGCTGATTTAAAAGCAGAGGAACTTATGTTACAAATGGCAATTGATGATGATAACTCTGATTGCTCAGAAGAGATTGCTGAACTCGAGATTAAAATTTCAGCCAATAAAGAAGAACGAATGAAGTTAGAGCAGGAGCTTAACAAGTTTGCTGAAATTAAGCGCATTGAGCTCCGTGTGTCAGAACTCGAGACAAAGCAGGCTGAATTATCCGATGAAAAAATGAAACTCGATGAGGCATCATATCTTATGGATGAGTTCGTAAAAGCCAAAGTTAACATGCTCGAAGAAAGTATTAATGCAAGGTTTAAATTGGCTCGTTTCAAAATGTTCAACGTCATGTTGAATGGCAATGTTGAAGAATGTTGTGAAACCACTTACAAAGGCGTTCCATATCGTAGCATGAATAATGCTGCGAGAATTAATGTCGGATTAGACATTATCAATGCATTAACTAGCTATTACAAAGTTAATGCTCCGGTATTCATCGATAATGCGGAAGCAGTAACTGAATTCGTTCCAGTTAATAGCCAAACAATTAAATTGATCGTTGATGAGTCAGAACCACAACTTGTGGTTAAGGAGGTGTAAGTATGGCAAATAATCATAAAGTAATTATGAGTACAGATGAAATGGCAGCATACATTTATACTATTTTGTCTGAGCACGAGCTAACTGTAGGAGAATCGTTATCTTCGCTAAAAAAAGCAATTAAATTAGTTAACAAATCAGTATATTATGACCATTTAAAAGAAAGTGAGTATGAAGAATGCAATTAGTACCTATCAACGTTGTAGAAAATGCTCAATATGTAAGTGGTAGAGATTTACATATGTTTTTAGAAATTGGAACAGAATATAAAGATTGGTTCCCTCGAATGTGTGAATATGGTTTTGAAGTTGGTATAGATTTCAACCCGCTCAAAAAAGAGCGAGTTCAAATTGAAGGCAATCGAGAGGTTAAACGCATTATCACTGACCATGAACTTACAATTGATATGGCGAAGCAATTATGCATGCTATCTCGAAATGAAAAAGGCCGACAAGCTCGAGAATATTTTATTCAAGTTGAGAGAAATTGGAATTCTCCCGAAAAAGTAATGGCAAGAGCCTTGCAAGTCGCTAATAGAACGATAGAGAACTATAAGTTGTCTATCTCTATGAAAGATCAACAATTAGCAGAGTTGCAGCCGAAAGCCAATTATTACGATGTCATTTTGCAAAATAAAGAGTTGCTAAGCATTACGCAAATTGCTAAAGACTATGGGAAAAGCGGAACTTGGCTTAATAAATTTCTAGCCGATAAAAAAGTGCAATTTAAACAAAGCGGTGTTTGGTTTCTATATGCTAAATATGCAGATAAAGGGTATACATCAAGCAAAACATTTATTGATGATGTAGAAAAAGCACATATGCATACATATTGGACTCAAAAAGGACGGCTATTTATATACGATTTGTTAAAGCAAAATGGAGTTTTTCCGTTAATTGAATTAGTAGATGCCGATAAAACGGCATAGGAGGTACATAATGGGTGAAGTAACAAAAGCACAAACTCAAACACCATCGCTTAAAACTATGGTGTCTAGTGAGTCGGTAAAGAAACGTTTTAATGAAATCTTGGGTAAAAAATCAGCAGCCTTTGTGTCTAGCTTGATTTCTGTATCTAATAATAATGAACTTTTATCTAAAGCAGACCCTACTACAGTTATTACTGCAGGTGTGATGGCGGCCACTTTGGATCTTCCAATTAACCAAAACTTGGGGTTTGCTTATATTGTTCCTTTCTACAATAGCAAGAAGAAAATTAATGAAGCTCAATTTCAAATGGGTTACAAAGGGTATATCCAGCTGGCCATGCGCACAGGTCAATATAAGACCATTAATGCTAGTGAAATCTACGAAGGTGAAATTAAACACCATAACAAGCTTACAGGCGAATTCGAATTAGGCGAGCGAACTGGTGATAATGTAGTTGGCTACATCGCTTATTTCAAACTCATTAATGGCTTTGAAAAGTATTTATATATGTCTAAAGAAGATGCTGAAGCACACGCAATAAAGTATTCCCAAACATACAAAAGGGGTTTTGGTCTTTGGAAAACTGACTTTGACGCAATGGCCATCAAAACAGTGCTCAAACGTTTATTAAGTAAATATGGCATTCTATCAGTCGAAATGCAGAGCATGGCTAATGCAATTTCTGTAGATGGTGCCGTCATTCGTGATAATAATGGCGAACTCACCCCTGATTTCGAAGGTGAAACGATCGATGTTCAATCAGATGTGGCAGAAACAATCGCTAATAATGCAAATTCTGAAGCCATTGACATCGACGCTGGTCCTGCCAGTGAATTTGTTAATCCTGAAACTGGCGAAGTAGTCAATATGTTTGGTGATTAATCGTGATTAGTATTCAAGCATTCGGTAGTAGCTCAAAAGGGAACTGCTACCGAATCAAAACCTCAACAAATGATGATGAGCTACTGCTGGATGCAGGGTTATCATTTAAAGAGATTCAACATTATTGTCGCTTTAATTTCCTACACCTATGCGGAACGTTGCTTACACATCAACACGGCGACCATAGCAAGGCAGTAAATGATCTGTTAAAGCTAGGTCACCGGGTGTACATGTTAAAAGACACTGCAGATGCTTTATATGTTACGGGGCATCACAAAGTCATCTATATTACGCCTAAGGTTCAATTTACAATAGGTAATTTCAGTATTTTGCCTTTTGAATTAGAACATGACGTTCCTAATGTTGGATTTTTAATTTCCGATGGAGAGGAAAAACTACTCTATATCACGGATACCTATTACTGCAGGTACACCTTTAAGGATGTTAACCACATTATGGTTGAATGTAACCATTCTTACGAAATCCTAAATCAACAAGTAGAAGCTGGTTATTTAGATGAAAAACGAATGGAACGGTTAATCCAATCTCATTTTTCACTAGAAAATGTAATTAAATTTCTCAAATCTATGGACCTAACCAAGTGTCAAGATATACGACTACTACATTTATCTGACAGCAACTCAGATGCAGAAACATTTAAGCGAGCTGTTCAAGTTGCCACTGGTAAATTAGTAATCGTAGAACAAGAAAGGAGCCCCTTATGATTATTAAATCAATTCAAATTAAAGATAACGACATCAGTATTGCCTATCAAAAACCATCTGCCACAGGCCTTACGGATGTATTTACACTAAAATCTAAAGATGATCCACGTCCTGAACTTCTGCAAGCATTCAGTAAACTGCAGTCTATTGTGAAGAAGAACTTCGAATTTTTGGAAGAGTTTAAAATTCCGTTTTTGGTAAACACATTTAAATTTAAGTATGGCGACATTGAAGGCCTTATTAACCAGGTTGGTGTTGAAGGTATCGTGTCTGATATGAACACTCCTAACGAATTTAAATTTAAAACGGACTGGTTAAATGTTGAATATGCAGACTCTACATTTGCTATCTCTGTTCAAGATTTAATCGATGAATGCGTAAGGTTTATTATGGGACGTCGAGCCCAGGATAATTTATTTAACGACAATGAAGAGTGATAGAAATGGCGAAAAATCAATCGTACTACTTTAGTCATGATATCAATGCAAGCAATGATCCTAAAATCGCTGCTATGATTTCAGAATTAGGAATGATTTCATATGCTTGGTGGTGGATATTGATTGAAAAATTAGCCGCAGCAGATGACTATAAATTGCCACTAAAAAAATATACATTCGTTGCTCTAGATAATGAATTAAGAATGGATAATGAACAAATTTTAACAAGTGTTCAACAAGTGTTCAACAAAAATCAACACGTGTTGGAACAAAATTCAATGTGTTCATTTTGTTCATTTTTGTTAATTTATTTGTTGATTCATGACTACGAATTATTGGACTGTGATGACGAATATTTTTGGTCACCCAGCTTAATTCGAAGATTTGAATTTAAAAAGGTGAAAGAGGAAACTATCCGCGAAAAACGTAGGTTGGCTGGCCTTAAAAGTGCGGAGTCTCGTAAAGCAAAAAAACAAAATTTAACACATGTTCAACAAAATTTAACACATGTTCAACAAAATCAACTAATAAAAGAAAAGAAAAGAAAAGAAAATAATATAGAGAGAGATACGCGCGCGCGTGAAGATGAAAATCCTCTATCTATGTTTGAAAATGAAGAAGTAAAAAATAAACCCATTTACGAATTGTATATGAAATCGATTGGAGTTGTATCACCTACTATTAAAGAGCGGTTAGATGATCTAGTTGAATCATATGGCAAAGAACGAGTCATTGTTGCTATTAATACCACAGCGGATAACGGTGGCAATAGTATCAAGTATGTTGAAACTGTCACGGCAGGGAATCTAAAGCAGGAGGTGCAAAAGGATTTTGGAGCAAGCAAATGTAACAGCAATGCTAGAAGCGTGTCTCGAAAAAATTCGAGAAAGGACGAACAAGTCGACTGGCAAGCGGAATATGAAAGAGTCCACGGGAAAAAATGAGTTCTTTTATCCGGTCTACGATGAACCAGTAGTCATTCAGACAAACGTTAATACCACCTATGCTGCAGTTGGAATTCCTAAGAGATATTATGATATGGATTTTGACTGGTTACGCAAACATGGTAGCTTTCCAAAGGAGAACGATGAAGCTTACGATGTGGTTAAAAAGTATTCTAATAATCTGAAAGCTAATCTTGATTCTGGTAAGGGCCTCATATTAAGGGGCCCAGCTGGTACCGGCAAGACATCAATTGCGGTGAGCATCTTAAAACAGGCTATGGCATTAGGTAAAGGGTGTCTAATGATTTCAATGCCTAATTTATTAGACAACATGCTTACATTATCTAAAGGAGATAATGTGGCCTATCTAAGATATGAACAGAAGCTTAGAAATATCCCATTGCTATTACTCGATGATTTTGGTGCTGAGTATTCAAAATCTGACTGGGTATCATCTAAAGTCGAAAGTATCATTATTGATCGATACAACAGGATGAAACCTATCATTCTTACAACGAATTATAGTGATACCTGGACTGAAGAGAACTATAGCCAAAGGATATATGACCGACTACGTGGCGAATATGCGGTGGCTATATTCAATGGAGAGTCACACCGATGAAGCTTTTATTAAGATGTCAGTTCAGGTTTAGAAAGAAAACACATGACAGGTTCCCTACGTTGAACGAGTATATCGACTGTGAACGCGGCTCGACTATAGCAGCGGCAGCCATGAAGAAAAAATGCACTGAGCAGGTTAAAGAACAATGTCTATCTCAGCAGATACAGCCAGTTAATGGGAAAGTGGACCTATTATTTGAATGGCACTCTTCAACTAGGCATGATCCTGATAATGTGGCATTCGCTAAGAAGTTTATTCTTGATGGGTTACAAGCTGCTGGCGTGTTAGAAAATGACAATCGAAAGTTCATCGGTACTATGGCTGATGAGATTATTCAGGATGATGAAGACTATGTAATCTTACATATTACTAAGAATATGGGAATATTCTTGTGATTATAAAATTAGCGGAGGTATAAAATGACTGTTAAAGAATTAGAAGAAGCTTTGAGCAGAGTAGAAAACAAAGACATTGAAGTTATAATGTATGATGAAATGTTTGGTGGGGCTGAAATTGAAGGCGTCGTGCATAATCTAGATGAACCAAAACTCAACTTCAAAGAACGTGTAGAACTATTGATTGGATGTGAACTTAATGCTAATCGAAGATAAGAATAAATGGTGTTGGGTTGATGACTATGGAAATGCAGGTGAGCCACAAGATACGATACAAGAGACCATCGATGATCTTATGGAGTGGGAACCTGATTTAAAAGAGATATGGCTCACAGATGAGTTTGAACGAGTTGTGAGAATAGGACATCCTAATTATTACACGCCGAAAGTTGATGCCGAACGAGTGATTGAAGACATTATCAATTATGATATTGATGATGAAATAGCTGAATGGGCTTGCGAGTATTTAGCAAATGTTAAGGCTGAACATCTTGATGAGCTAAGCGTAGCTTTAACAAAGGTATTCCGTGAATGGGAGAAGAAATATGGGTATGAGAATAAAGGCCATGTGGTTTTAGAAACAAAACCGTATCCTGTTGATAGCAATGGCAGGCTTATTGTAGTGTAAATACTAATTATATTAATTATTTTTTATGAAGCTGGTATAAACAAATTCGGACTAAAGCACAAAATAAATGATAAAGGAGAAAACATCTTTGAATGAATATGATATTGAAAAAATCACTAAGTTGGCCACAGAGGTGGCTACTAAAACCTACTACGAATTAGCCAAACAAGAAAATGCTCAACTCGGTCGCAAACTTCGACACAACACGATCAAGTTATTAAAGCATTACAGTCAGCTGCAGTCTTATGTAGACAATGCTATCTCGGATTCGACACAAGCCGAAGATATATGGCTCAATGAACTGCTAGCTGATATGTTCGATGACAATAGCATTGTAAGGGTAAATGCCATTGTTAAGAGCAAAGAGAAAACGGCGCTTATGATGAGACACGTTAATAACATGCTAGATATCTATGCGGAAAAGTGCAGCGAGAAACAGTTTAAATACTGTGAATGTGTGCGACGTTATTATATCGATGGCGAAACATTAGAAGAAATTGCTGAATCATTCCCTGAAAAACCCGATGTGCGTACTATTCATAGGTACGTTGCAAGGGGAATAGAAGAACTATCTGTACTTCTCTGGGGAGTGATAGGGCTCAATACAAAATTGTCATAAAACTGTCATGGACATGTCATTCTTGACAATTTATAATGATAGTGTGAGTTAATAGGAAAACAAATACTCTATCTCTCAACGACACAGTGAATACCTAGAACACTAAAGCAAAAGACCACTTAATCCATACGGTTAGGTGGTCTTTTTGCATACAAATTTTAAGGAAGCGAGGTGAATACGATTGACAGATGTGTATTGTGAAAAGAGGCGATGCCTCAATAATGTGAAAGGTTGGTGCAAGGCTAATGGGATTCATATTGATCACATGTGTAAATCGTATGCGCCATCACATTCGTTAGTAAAAACAAAAACCGCAAAGGTTCATAAGGAGTGCGGTAAATATAGACAAAATAAAGGTGTATTAAGATAGCTTTTGGGGCAGTACCCGCGCTAAATAATAAAAAATAAATTTAAAAAAATACACGTTTCGTTGAATTTTTGAGTAATTTTTTTGTGGGTCCTTCTGGAGAAAATTGAAAGCGTGCGGTGGCCGAGACCCCAAAATTTGCCTAGATTTTAATTTTTTTATGGCCTTGCTAGTGATACAGGTAATGAAAGGAGGCTGATTGATAAGTGAAAATTACAGATGATTTGAAAACAGCAACGGCCTCTCAGTCGAACTTGGCAAAAGCACTTGGGCTCTCGCGTCAACGTGTTTCGCAACTGCTCCAAGAAGGAGTTTTAGCAACGGATGAAAAGAACCAAATTCTGGTTATCAAATCCGTTATCAATTATGTCAAATATAAGGGCCAATCTTCTGCTAAAGAGGAAAGCAGTTCCGATGATGCGATATTCGAGGTTGAAAAGGCCAAGAATGAACGTGCGAAACGCAAGATTGCTGAGTTGAAGCTAGCCAAAATGAACGGCGAAGTGTACTCAGCAGATACTGTAGAACAGGTAATGACAGAAATGCTCGTGAATTTGCGTACACAATTGTTAGGATTGCCAACTAAATTGGCGCCACAATTACAGAACGTAACAAAAGAGGAAGCATATAACTTGTTAACTCAAGAAATTGAGGATAAATTATCTGAATTAAGTGAATATACGCCGTCATTATTCATGGATAGCGATGAATTAGACGATGATAAAGCGCCAAATTAGGTGCTTTTTAATGCAAAAAAGGAGGTGATAGCATGAAAACGGCAAAAGAATTGTGGCAATATGCCTCTAAAATGGGCTTAAAACCACTACCAAAAACCAGTGTTAGCCAATGGGCTGATGATTATCGCATGCTATCACAAGGTATTTCTGCGGAACCAGGGCGATGGAAAACAAGTAGAGCTCCATATCAAAAGGATATTATGGATGCATTTACGCAACCTGGTATCAATCGGGTAGTGGTTAAAAGTGCCAGTCAAGTGGGAAAATCAGATATCATGAATAATGTACTAGGGCGATACGCTCATCTTGACCCATGTGCAGTCATGATGATTCAACCTACTATCGAATTGGCTCAAGATTATTCGAAGTCTCGTATTTCTCCGATGATTCGTGATACGAAAGTATTATCACAAGTGTTTTACGAAACAAAATCGGAAGACGGAGCTAAGACACGAGACGGCAAGAACACAATCTTATCTAAACTCTTCCCTGGTGGTCGTCTCATCATGTGTGGTGCGAACAGTCCGGCCGGATTGGCATCACGTCCTGTGCGCGTACTACTTGCGGATGAAGTAGACCGTTTCCCAGATAGCGCCGGCACAGAAGGTGACCCTGTAGACCTTGCTGCCAAACGTATGACAACGTTCTGGAATAGGGTAATGGGGTTATTCTCCACGCCAACTAATGAAGGGAGCTCCCGCATCGATGTAGAGTATCAAACAGGTACGCAAGAAGAGTGGCAACATGAGTGTCCTAATTGTGGTGAGTATCATTTGATACGACATACTGAGATGGAATGTGAGACAAAGGAACATAAGGACGCTAAAGGCCGGAAGATTATAGTAGTTAGTGATGTGAAATGGCGGTGTCCAGATTGCGGATCTACATTCTCTGAAGACGAAATGCGGAAAGTCCCTCAAAAGTACATATCGAAAAACCCAGCTGCGTTGCATAATGGCATACGCAGTTTTTTTGTGAATGGATTCACGTCTCCGTGGCTCACATGGAATGACATAATGAGGGAATGGCTAGAGGCAAAAGGCGACCCTACACGTGAAAAAGTAGTTATGAATACTCGTTTTGGTGAATCATATGCGCAACAAGGTGCATTCGAAGACTACCAACAATTCATTAGGCGCCGTGAGAAGTACGGCGCAGACCTTCCGGACGGTGTGTTACTGCTAACTGGTGCCGTCGATACACAAGACAACCGGTTAGAGTATGAAATCACCGGTTGGGGGTACGGTGAAGAATGTTGGGGAATCTGTAAGGGTGTTATCTTAGGAGAACCTGATAATAAAGCGACATGGGATGCACTTGATGCGGTGCTTGATAAGGTGTACCGATTTAAGAACGGAACAGGGCTTAAAGTAGCACGTGCTTTCATTGACTCCGGCGGTCACTACACGTCAAAAGTATATAAATACTGTGAAAAGAACTTCAGCAAGCAACGATTTGCCATCAAAGGTACGGCCGGAACACCTGGCATACCGTTAAATTATAAGATTGGTAAAGCATCTGGAAGCAAGATTCCACTTGTCATGCTAGGTGTAGACGATGGGAAACAACAGGTAATGAGCCGATTGGCCATCGATGAACCTGGCGTTAAGTACTTTCATTTCCCTTTGGATGAAGAATTCCTAGGAACTAGAGGGTATGACGAGTTGTATTTCAAAGGGATCATTTCGGAACACAAGAAGAAAGTAAAACGTAAGGGCGTTATCCATGAAATATGGGAACCTACTGCAGGGGTTCGTAATGAACCATTGGACTTACGAGTCTATAACCTAGCATGTATGAACTCAATCCACCCAGATTGGGATAGATTGGCGGAAGTAGTTAAAGGTGGAGGCTATTCCGCTACAACAGTAACTGCTCCACGGAAGAAACCAATGCGGAATCGTGTTCGTAGAGCTAGTAAAGCGGCAGATATTTAGGAGGATGTATGGCAACTAGTTATTCAAGAAAGCCAAGGCTAATTGACGTGCGATTAGAATGGTACGTCAAAGCTGAGGAGGCAATATTGACCGGGCAAAGCTATACAATCGGAAATCGTACTCTTACAAGGGCAAATTTGGCTGAAGTAAGAAAAATGATTGATGATTTAGTGGCAAGAGGCGCCAAATTACCCGGTATGGATACCGATAATGGTCGTGGAAACAGGTCGAAACGGGTAGTTTTTAGAGATTAGGAGGCTAAAATGGCGAGAAAAAACAATAAGTTTAGCGCTAAAATAGGCACTCCGGGGGCTAAAAATAGCGGATATAGTGAGGGCGGAGCTTCTCACAATAACAAATCATTGAAGGGATATAACCCTAGAAAATTGGGCTATAAGGCGGATATTGGTGCGAATTTATCGACTTTGCGTGATAGATCCGCAGATTTAGCTATCAATACACCAGTTGGCACGGCTGCAATCAACACAAGCACTACTCATACAGTTGGCGCAGGCCTCAACGTGTTCCCTAGACCTAAGTTTCAAATCTTGGGAATCAGTGCAGAGGAGGCTAGAGCATGGGCTCGTAAGGTTCGTGCTGAGTTTGATTTATGGGCCGAATCAAAAGACTGTGATATCTACCGTAAAAACAATTTATATGATATGCAAAGCATCGCATATCAAGGATATCTTACCGATGGTGATAGTTTCGCTGTATTTAGAAGAAAACCAACAACACCAGATATGCCGTATACATTGCGACTTCAATTAATTGAAGGTAATCGTGTAAGTAATCCGCTTACTAGTTCAACATATGTTACAGGCGACCCGACTGGTGTTGAAGCGCTTAACCCAGATAATGGGAACCGCATATTGAATGGTGTAGAAATCGATACTGACGGTGCTATTGTAGCCTACTGGGTATCTAATCAAGTACCTGGCGAACCACTTACAAGCATGTTAACGACATGGGCAAGGGTTGAAGCATACGGCAAGCGTACAAGCATTCCGAATGTACTGCAAATTAGTAATGATACTAGACCAGAGCAGTATAGAGGAGTTCCTTATTTGGCTCCAGTTATTGAAACGCTAAAGCAAGTGTATCGATATACAAATGCAGAGCTTACATCGGCTATTATTAAATCGTATTTTGCGTTATTCTTTACGGAAGCCGTGACTAATTCAGGTTCATTAAATGATATGTTGGCCGATAATGGTGTTGATGATCCAACGGAACCAGTAGTCGATGTATCAGAATACAATTTAGGACCTGGCACATTAAATGCCTTACCTAAAGGTGTGGATGTAAAAAGTGTTGATGCTTCCAATGCTCAATCTACTTTTGAAGTATTTAGTACCCAACTCATCAAACAAGTAGGTGCTGCACTTAACCAGCCTTACGAAGTATTGATGAAGAACTTTAACTCTTCGTATTCTGCAAGCCGTGCAGCAATGTTACAGGCTTGGGAAGAATATAAACTACGGCGAAAGTGGTTCGCTCGTGACTTCTGCCAACCAATCTATGAGATATGGTTAATGGAAGCAGTAGCGAACGGCCGAATTGAAGCGCCTGGTTTCTTTGATGATCCATTAATTCGAAAAGCATGGTGCAATGCCGATTGGTTCGGACCAACGATGTCCATCCTTGACCCTGTTAAGGATATGAATGGTAGTACCCTTCGCATTGAGAATGGAGTTTCCACTCGCGAACGTGAAGCGGCTGAAATGACAGGGACAGACCTTGAAGAAAACATTGCACAACTTGCATTTGAAAAGCAACTCATGGAGAAATATGGCATGGGGCTAGCTGATGCGGTAAATCCTTCCGTTGGCTCTAAATCTGAAGCGAAAGGAGGTGAAGAGGATGAATAAATTTTGGTCTGTTAAGAATTTTGTAAATCAAGATGGTACCGGTCAATCTGAATTGATTTTGTATGGTGATATTTCTGATACCTCTTGGTGGGGTGATGAAATTACACCACGTGAATTTGCAAGTGACTTGGCTAGTTGTAATGGTAATGACTTAACAATGCGCATCAACTCTGGTGGTGGTGACGTGTTCGCAGCACAAGCTATCCACAATATGATCAAAGCCTATACTGGCAAAGTAACAGCACATATTGATGGCTTATGCGCAAGTGCTGCTACAATTATTGCCTGTGCGGCGGATAAGGTAATCATGCCAAGTAATGCTCTGTACATGATTCACAATCCATCTGTATTTCTAGGTGATAGCTTTGATGCGGACGGATTAACTAAAATGGCTAACTATTTGGCGAGTGTTAAACAGACAATCGCAAACGTTTATTTGAGCCGTAGCGACGTTTTGACATCTGAACAGGTAAATACACTTATGGATGATGAAACGTGGCTCACGGCGGACGAGGCGAAGTCCTACGGCCTGATTGATGAAGTAGATACGGCGATTACGGACAAAGCTGTTATGAATAACGGAATGGTTATCGTAAACAAAGTATCTTGCAAATACTCGGCCAAAAATGAAGCCAAAATCAAACAATTTTTAACAAGTAAGGAGAAACCTATGACTGAAAACCAATTCATGGCAAGCTTAAAAGGTTTGCTCGGTATTTCTACAAATGAACCTGCAGAAAACGCAGCAGTAACAGCAGAACGCGAACGCGTTGAAGCATTAAATACGTTAAAAGGTGATAATGAAGTCGTCAATCGTTTAGTTGATGTAGCTGTTAAAGAAGGTAAAACAGTAAATGAAGTAACACCTTTCATCTCTGCCGTATCTGATATTCCTGCAAGTGATAACAAAGTAGTTGACCAAATTCGACAATTAGTTATTGATCAAATGGAATCTGGTGCGGATAAAGTGGCCCCTCAAGGTGCATCTACACCAGAAACCAATGATGCAGTAGCAAAAGCTAGTGCAATTGATGAAGTCGTAGCATTTGCGAATGCTAAGAAAGGCGGTAAATAATGGCATATTTCGAACAAGTAAATGGTGTCGCAGCTGATTACCTATTAGGTGGTGGCGGTGTACCTGTATTAACTCAAAATGTAAAAGTAGTAGCCGGTGATTATAAACGTGGCCAAGTTCTTGAAAACAACTCTGGTACATTCCAAAAAATCGCAAGTGGTAAGCCTGCGGGTATCGTAGTATCTGATACTACTGCAACTACTGACCACAATGTATTAACTGTATACATTTCCGGTCGCTTTAATCGTGAAGTATTGGTAGTTGACCAAGCTTACAAAATTAATGATCATGAAGCGGACTTCAAGGACGCTCACTTATTCTTAACTAGCATTAAATAGGGGGAACTATATAATGGCAATTGATTTCAAAGATACATTTTCCTTGATGCAAGCTGTGGAACGAATGAAAACTCCGGCAAGTTTCTTGCTTGATACTTTCTTCCCACAAGTTCCAGCAGTTGCAACTTCTAAAAAAATCGCAGTAGAAACTCGTAAACGTGGTCGCACATTAGCACCTTTCGTATCTCGTGGTGCATCTGGCGTTAATGTTAAACGTGCAGGATCTAAAATTGCTTTATACGAAGCACCTATGATGGGCCCTCGTACAGTTATTGACCCAGAACAACTTGATCAACGTGCATTTGCTGAAAACATTGTGTCTACAATGACACCTGCACAACGTGCCGCACAAATGCAAGCTGAAGATTTGTCTTACTTACAAGGCACAATTATTAATCGTAAAAATAAAATGGCAGCCGATTTGCTTACTACTGGTAAATGCAAAATCGAAGGCTATGCTGACGATGGTGAAACAGTTCAAGTTGATGAAATTGATTTCGAATTTGAACAAGATATTACACCTACTACTACTTGGGACCAAGCGGGTGCTGACATTTATGGCGACTTGAAAATGGCGTCCGAAAAAATTCAAGAAAACGCAGGTATCGTTCCAACTGTGTTAGTCGTTGGTAAAAACGTTGAAAAATACATTCTTGATAATGCATCCATCAACAAAATGTTAGCAATTCCTAATCGCGAAAACATGTCTATGTTCAGTTTTGCTCCTGAATACTTGTCTCCACAAGTTCGATATGTTGGCCGTATCATGTCTTTGAATATTGATGTGTACGCATACCTTGAAACATATCAAGATGATGAAGGTAAAGTAAAATCCTTTATTGGTGATGATGCAGCAGTATTAGGTGTTCCTGGCCGTGGCCGTCAACAACATGCAGCAGTAACATTGCTCAACGATGACAATCAATTCACAACATATGCAGGCATTTATGTACCTTACTACTATGCTAATAAGGCTACACAAGAATTAACATTGTCTGTATACTCCCGTTGCGTATTGATTCCTGAAACTATCGACGATTGGGCTACTATTAAGACTAAATAGGGGGTAACCTACTTATGAAAATCAGAGTATTAAAGGGTTATTTAGCACATGAAGGCGAGATGTATGGCAAAGGCGAAGTAGTCGACATCAAAAAGAAAACGGTTGCGTTGTCCTTGCTTGAATCTGATAAGTTTGAATCTGCTGAAGATGATCCTATCGAAGTACCGGAACCATTGGAAGTCGTTCCAGATGAACCAGAAGAAGAAATGGAATTACCTGAAGTTGATGCGGAAGTTACGGTGAAAAAATAATGCGATTTAGAGATTACCTAGAAAGCGATATTGACGATGTATTCCTTAATGAAGACGAATTCGCCGAAGGGCATAATCTAAATGGCACAGTAGCTAAAGCGATTATCCAATCGCCAACGGCGAGGGAGTCATTCTTGTCGAATGGCTCTCACGTATCAAATGACGGATTACACGGGGTGTCTGTATTTGTGCATTGCAAATTAAAGGACATCCCTGAAATTCCATCACAGGGAAACGTATTCCGATTAGATGATGATGTGTACATCGTTCAAAGTGCAACGGAAGAAGATGGGCTCGTGTCTATCGAACTTAGAGCAGAAGCTAGAGGCGGTGTTGACGGATGGTTGAGCTAGAACTTGATAAAAGTGCAGTAGCAACAATTGAAAAAGCACTGGAAACATTAAAAGAAGATAGAGTTCGACGTGTCTGCCAAGCCGCTTCAAAGCGCGCTGCAACGACTGCAAGAAAAGCAGGTACGCAAGCACTACGCAATATCTATGCTATCAAAGGTGTATCGGTTGTAAAGTCCGGTGTATCTATCAATAAATTGAGTGATGGCACAGAAATGCGTATCAAAGGTGGTTATACTAGCGCTCAAAAGTACTTTAAGATTAAATCGCTTAAACGAAAAGGTGTGTTTGTGTCTATTAAAAAAGGTACAGAAACAAAGGTACCAAATGGCTTTGTTAGTGCATCTGGTATATTCATGAAACGCCAAGGCAAGGACCGATACCCATTAAAAGGGATATATGGACCAGCCTTACCGCAAATGTTTGGTAATGAAACTGTTATGAATGCCATGCAAAAAGAAGGCATGGAAATGTATGAAAAGCGCCTATATCACGAATTAGAGCGTGCGTTAGGAGGTAACTAATGACACCATTAGATGTATCAGACGGCATTGCCGCCTATCTCATGGATGAGTTGCGCAAGCTAAATGAAACAAGTGATGTTACCACGAGCCCTATTCGAGTATGGAGCGGGTTCTTACCAAGGGTGGATAAGAATGAAGATAAGCGCAAGTTATGTCCAGCCGTAGTAGTGCATCCGTATTCTGTTAGTGATGCGGATAGTTCGACGGTAGGTATTACTGTATTGGTAACTACTTATGACGAGGCCTTAACAAAAGGTCATGTCGGACTATATCACCTCTTAGAGGTAGTGCGTGAGCGGTTACTATCTGATAATCCAGTAGCACTTAAATATGAAATTAAGGAGAATACCGTTAATACAACAATTCCTGATGATCAACCATACCCTCAATGGGTTGGATATCTTGAATTTGAAGTGTACATTCCAGTTATTCGTAGAAATCTTAACAAGATATTTACGGATAATAAAGTAATTGAATAGGAGACAACGATGAACTCTGTTGTATATGTTGGGCCTTCGTTCCGCAGTAGCCGGTTAAATCAATTCATGGTATTTAGCGATGGTGCACCACTGCCGGAAGCGGAAGACCCTATTTTTATGCATTTATTCGTGCCTCTGGACGAACTCAACCAAGCAATGATTGATGTGAGAACACAAGGCACACAATTAAATGTATTCTATGTTAACGCATTGAAGAATTATAAAGGAGTGAAGTAAATGGCCTTTTATCATGGCGTCAAAACAAGTGAGCAAGCTACCTCTGTAATTGCTCCTGTCCAAACTACTGCCGGCCTTCCAATTGTGTTCGGTACTGCACCTGTACACCTTACAGAAGACCCTAGCGCAGTAATTAATAAGCCAATCATCTGTTATAGCTGGGAAGAAGCTGTTCAACAACTTGGCTATTCTGAAGATTGGACACATTTCACATTGTGTGAAGCAATGTACGCACAATTCAAATTGTATGGCGTAGCTCCAATCGTATTTGTTAACGTATTGGATCCTGCTAAACATAAGAAATCCACTACAACAACTGCTACATTGACAGAAAAGAAATGCATTGTAAAAGCTGCAGTATTGCTTAACACATTGCAAGTATCTAGTGGCGGTCAAACAGGTGTGGCCAACACAGATTACACGGCGGCATTTGATGACAAAAATCAATTAATAATCTCTGTTATCAAAGGTGGTAAGTTCGATTCCGCAAGTACATTGGACCTCACATACGATGAACTCGATGTAGAAAACTTCGATTATAAAAACGTAATCGGCGGTGTAGATAGTAATGAAAAAGCAACAGGCTTTGAATTGATTGATACAATCTATCATCATTTCGGTATTGTACCTGGTCTTATTGCTGCACCTGGATTCTCTCAACATCCTACAGTCGCTTCCGTGATGAAAGCAAAATCTCGTGTTATTAATAACTTGTTTGGTGCGACTACTTTGGTAGATATCGATACTACACAAGTTGTTAAATACACAGATGCTTACGAATGGAAGAAAGGTAATAGCTATACAGGTGAATCTGAAGTCGTATGTTGGCCGATGGTTCGCAATGGCGATTATATGTTCCATATGTCTACGCACATCATGGGCATTATTGGCAAATGTGATGCATCCAATAGCGATATTCCTACGTTATCCCCTTCCAATAAGTCTATGAATATCACAGGCTTGTGCTTAGCTAATGGTAAGGAAGTAATGCTTACGCATTCGCAAGCAAACTTATTGAACTCTCAAGGTATTATGACGGCCGTTAATATCAATGGTTGGGTATCTTGGGGTAACTATACAGGTGCATATCCTGGCACAACTGATGTTAAGGATACATTCATTTGTGTACGCCGGTTCAATGATTGGGATGACCAAACATTCATCTTAACCTATTGGCAAAAAGTGGATATGCCTATCTTGCCTCGTAATATCAAGACAATTCTTGATAGTGAAACAATCCGTCTTAACGGTCTTACTTCTCGTGGCTTTATCTTGGGCGGTCGTATTGAATTCAAAGAAGCAGAAAACCCTACAACAGATTTGTTGAATGGTATTATTCGCTTCCATAAATACCGTACACCTCCAATTCCAGCGCAAGAAATTGAAAGCATCTCTGAATACGATGTTTCTTATTTCAAAACGCTATTTCAAACAGTATAGAAAGGGGTAATTAATCATGGCATCTATCAATCAAGTGCCGGAAGTACTTAATGACTTCCGTGTATACGAAGAAGGCTCTGACAACTGTTTAGGTGTTGCCAAAGTGGAATTACCTAGTGAATCTGTAATGACTCAAACTGTAAAAGGTGTGGGCATTGCAGGTGAAGTAGAAGCGCCAGTTATTGGACACTACTCCTCTATGGAAACAAAACTTACTTGGAACACTCCAACAGAAACTACACACCGCCTTACAGGTGGTCGTGGCGTACGCTTAGAAGTACGTGGTGCTATCCAATGTTGGGATAGTGGCAAAGATAAATATGTAATCGTGCCTACACGTGCTGTTATTCGTGGCCGTGCTAAATCTAAAGAAAATGGCACATATGAATCTGGCAATACTATCGATGCAACGAACACAATCGAAACTACATACTTGAAACTCGAACAAGATGGCAAGGTAGTTCGTGAAATCGATAAATACGCCTATAAAGATTCTATTTCTGATGGCACCGACTTCCTTGGCGATGTTCGTGCTGCACTCGGTATTTAGTCTGTAGAAAGGACGATCACTAATGAGTAAACATAACACTATGAACGAAACACATGAACAAACAGGTATTGAATTAGTAAAAGCTGGTCATTCCTTACAATTTGAAGGCATCAGCGGGTACACATTAATTAAATGCGAAAAGTCCGCTAAGGGTGAAGATAAAACTATTACAGTTCCGGCATTATCCATGACGTATCAAGCACATGTAGCAGCTGCTGTATGCGGATGTAAAGTGGATGATATTTATAGTCTCCCGGCTGCCGATTTCACTAGAGTGTGCTTAGAGGTACAGAATTTTTTGCTCAATTCCGAAAAATAACAGACCTAGAACGGTATTTTACTGAGTGTGCAATTACGTGTAGTAAATACACTAGCACACCGATGGACTACTTCATTAGAGAGCTAGACGTGGATGAGTTCATAGTCCACGTTCGGCTCATTAGTGATAGTATCGAGCGCGAGAATAAAACAATGAAAGGGAGAAAATAATGGCCAATAAAGTCTTAGAAATGGCGATTGCCATTAAAGGTAAACTCGATGGCGGGTTATCTTCCTCCGTATCAAAAGCATCTCAGGAACTCAATAAATTATCTAATGTAATCAAAGATCAACAGGCGCAATATAGAAAACTACAAGCTATATCGCAAAAGACTGGTAATGTTAGCGATAGGAACGCAGCAATTGCAGCTGAGCAAAAGCTGAATTCTATGTTACAACGGCAAGCCCGGTTACGGTCTAATATCGCAAGTCAGACGGCGCATCAAAATGCAATCAGTAAAATGGGTGGTGCAAGTCCTTTAGCAGGTGCTGCATCAGCTGCGCAAGGTGCTAGTGCTGCGGTAAGTGGTATTACAGGAAAGCTTGCAAGTTTCGCTATGGTTGCCGCCGGTGGGTTTGGTATTGGTGCCATTATAGATAATGTAGTAAATGCTGGCGAAGCACTTTATCAATTGTCTAATAAATTACATATGACAACCGCTGAAACGGCACAATTTAAGAAGATTATGACATTAAGTGGTGTTGATGTAGAAGCGGCCGCAAAGTCTTTCGCTAAAATGGATAAGACTTTGGCTGGTGGCGGTAAAAGTGCTGAAGCTTTGCAAGGATATCTCAGTCAATTTGGTGTATCCTTAACCGATGCCAATGGCAAGTTATTGCCTATGAATCAACAGTTGGATGCAATGGCTAAAGGTTACCAAAATGCGGTAGCACAAGGCCGGGGACAAGAATTCATGCTTGAAACGCTAGGTGCAAAAGGCATGGAGCTTACTAAAGTATTTGAGAACTATGCAGATGCACAAGCGGCCGCATCACAAATCAAAGGCGTCGGAATAGATCCTAAATCACTCCATGAAATATGGCTACAAATGAACATCTTGAAAGCGGAAGCTACGCAAGTTGCATTAGGTTTGGCACAGGCATTTATACCAATTGCCCAGCAAATATTACCGGCGCTGATTCCGGTATTACAAACCGTTGTAACGTTCATGAAGGATAACAAAGAAGCTATTGCAGCCGTAGTAACTAACGGATTGAAATTAGCCTTACTATACGGTACTGCTACAAAATTGGCATCAGGTATTACTACAATTACCACGGCATTTAAAGGTGTAGAAACGGCAATGGGTGCGTTTAAAGCAGCGGGTGCACTAATAGGCGGCCCATGGGTACTTGCTATTATGGCAATTATTGCAGCAATATACCTATTAGTAACTAATTGGGATACTATCTGTGCCACATTAACATCTGTTTGGGATAGCGTATGTTCCGGACTAAGTTCGATATGGGATAGTGTATGTTCTGCGTTAAGTTCTGCATGGAGTGCCATTATATCCGGTATTATGACTGTGATAAATGGCCTATTATCAATAGGGCTAAGCGTGTTTAATGCGTTAAAAGCGGCAGTAATAGCCTACGTAAATCTGTGGTTAAACTTACCTACGTATATTGGTATGGCCGTAGGATTCATTATAGGCATTATTTTGCGATTGCCTGAGATTATGGTACAAGTAGGTACTGCTGTTATATCTGCCGTCGTATCATTCGCCACAGAGTGTTATAACTTTGCGGTTACCACTTTTGGAGCTATGGTTGATGGAGTTTATAACTTCTTAATTAATTTACCTACCTACATGATCACTTTAGGCGCTGAATTCGTAGCGGCGGTTATCTCATTTGCCTCTGAGGCATATGCTACGGCCACATCATGGATTAGTAATTTAGTTAATGATGTTATTAATTTCCTTATAAATTTACCTAGTGCCTGCGCAGAAGCGGGGGCGGCGTTTGTAGCGGCTGCAGAACAATGGGCGAGTGATGCCTATAATGCAGTATTAAATTGGGTAAGTCAAATTCCGAGTGCGGTATCTAACGCAATTGCAGGGGCATGGGAAAGTATTAAGGCTCAATTTAGTGGCGGTTTTACAGTTGGTGTTTCCGCGGCTGGAGGTAAAGCGTATGCTAATGGCGGTGTAATTACATCTCCAGAAGTTGCATTGATTGGTGAAGCCGGATATCCTGAAGTAATTGTTCCTATTGATGGCAGTGCTAATGCTATGAACTTATGGCAAACAGCCGGACGGATGTTAGGTGTGGGTGGAGCGCAGACTGCTGCAGCACCTACTGTGTCCTTAGCCCCTAGTCTCCCTAAAACTTCAGCTAGTAGTAATAGTGGCGCTCCTGTACAAATTACATTTGCGCCAGTTATTAACGCCGGCAATGGTTCAACTGATGATATTATGTCAGCGTTGGATGCTAAAATGCGTGAGTTTGAGCAAATGATGCGCAGCTATACAAATGGGCAACGGAGGTTGAGTTATGACTAGTTATACAACAATACAAGGGGATATGTGGGATTTAATCGCCTATAAGGTGTATGGTAACGAACGATATATCAATTTATTGTTAGAAGCCAATCAAAAGCACCGTAATACGGCGATATTTTCCGCTGGTGTTGTGTTAACTTGCCCAGATGTTCCTGCTGATGCATTACCTGAATTCTTACCACCCTGGAGGCGATAGTACATGAGCTTACAAAAGAGCCTAGCTAAGGTGCAAAAATGGAAGAAGGATTTAACACCACAAACGAAGCTGGCGCGGAGGGCGTGGTGTACAATTGGATACCAACATTGGGGGAGTAAGGAGTCAAAGGATATCACCGATGATATTAGTAAATACCTTCTTGATGTAACTTTCACAGATAACCTATCTGGAACGGTGGACGATGTATCTATCTCACTAGAAGATAGAGGACGTTTATGGGTCGGTGATTGGTACCCTGTGAAAGGATCATTGCTTGAAGTTGCTATTAATACTGTAGCATGGGAGAAATTAGGGGATGAGCAATTTACTTTACCAATCGGTAAGTTTGAAATTGACGAATTCGAGGGCAGTAGCCTTCCTGATGTAGTCAAAATCAAAGGTGTCGCTATTATCGGTAGTACTGACTTGCGGGAGAAAAAGAAAGACAAATCGTGGAAAACTACAACGCTTAAAGCGATTGCTACCGAGAAAGCAAAAGATAATAAATTAAAGCTAGTATGGGATGCGGATTTTGACCCACCGTTAAAAGATGCATCACAAAGTGCTGAATCAGACCTCGCATTCTTGCAGAAACTATGCAATGATGCGGGGTTTTCTCTTAAGGTATCCACTGAACAGTTGATTATATTCGATGATTACAAATACGAAAACGTGAAGCCTAAAGTTATAATTCGTAGACCAGGTGGCCAATATCAACCTGTACAGACGAAGGAAGGCGAGCAACCGCCTTTGATTATTACTAGAGCCTTATCTTATTCGTACAAAAGTAAAACTCGTGAAGTATATCGAGCATGCCATGTGAAATATACAGATAAGGATAAGAAATCCGTTATCGAGGATACATTCGAAGATCCTGACCGTAAGGGTCACACGTACCTTGCTGTATTAGAGGTTAATGAACAGGTTAAAGATAAGGCTGAGGCAAAGAGATTGGCTAAAAAGAAGCTAAGAGAAGCCAATAAAGAAGCCGATACAATGTCTTTTAGTTTTCCTGGCAATCCTCTTATTATGGCATCGGTTACGGTTAATCTCGAAGGATTTGGGGTGTTCGATGGTAATTATTTAATTACTAAAGCAACGCATACATTAGGGGCCAATTATTCAACGTCGATTGATGTAAGGAGGTGTTTAAATGGCTACTGACATATTATCCACATTAGTGGATATGATATTTATTGGAAATGTTTCAAGTACAATTCCTGAAGAAGGTAAAGCCGTTGTTACACGCCTAGACAGAGAAGGTGTTGTAACGGCGCCATTATCTGTCATTAATCGAGGTGCAGCACATGATAAGGACTATTGGATGCCGGCTATTGATGACCAGGTATTGTGCATTATGTTGCCTAATCGGTCCGGACGTGGGTTTTCCGATGGATTCATTATTGGCACATTCTTTAGTAGTGCGGATCCGACTCCAGGCGGTGCGGATAATGGTAAACGTGTGCTTACTGTTCCTGGAGATATGACTCTTAATGTTGGAGGTACTTTATCAATTAATTCAAGCGGTGGGGATGTAGTGGTCAATGGTATTTCCTTAGTTCATCATGTGCATGGCGGTGTAGTGTCTGGTGGTTCTACAACATCAGGACCAGAATAGGAGGTATAGATGTATATCGGTTATTTGGCGGATATAGTATTTTATACCGCATTAGATAATGTTCTTACTGTATCGGATGTAACGCGTTCAGGTAGTGCTCGATGGGAAAAGCACAATTTGATGTTAGAAAAGCCTGTCAAACAATTTAGCGGACCTGATGTGGAACAAATTACATGTAAGATTCTTATTTCTGCATCACTTGGACAATCTCCAGATAGTACTGTTAAGAAATTGCGAAATTATCGCGATATGGGGGCTGTATTACCGTTTATTATCGGTGGTAAACCTGTTAGTCAAAACTACTTTGTCATCATGTCTATGAGCGAGGATAGCTTATTCACGGATGCATACGGTAAGACTCAATCTCTTGAGGTTTCTCTAACTCTTGAGGAATATTCGGATAATAATACAGTAGAAGAAAAGTCCATGCTAAATCAATATGGTCAGAAGTTCAATAAAGTTAATACGATATTGAGGAGGTTCTAGCCATGTCAGCAACGTATGAAATTAAACCAGTAACTGACAATAGGATATCGCTAGCACCTGAAAGTGAAGTCGCTGAGATTTTGCAGAATGTGCAAACGATTATTTCTACTGTTCGTGGTAGCGTGCCACTAGATAGGGAGTTTGGTATTGATGGTCGCATTATTGATATGCCTATCCATCAGGCGCAAGCTCATCTATCTAACGACATATTCCAACAAATTAAACGGTATGAACCACGTGCCAAAATTAGTGATATATCATTTACCGCCACACAAAATGGGGCGTTGATTCCGAAAGTGATGGTGACTGTATGAGATTATCTGATTTACCTAATGTTGAGTTTTTTAACACAGATAAAGAACACGTTCAACAGAAGGTATTTGATATTTACACAACAATAACAGGGCGAACCTTGGGAGAGGGCGATCCTGTTACTTTATTTTTAAATGTAATTTCGGAAATTATTATCCGATTATTGAACGATGCAAATTATGCAGCTAAACAAAATCTATTAGCCTATGCAGAAGGCGATAACTTGGACCATGTTGGAGCTGTTCCTGCTGCTGTTGAGCGATTAAAGGCAACGAAAGCGACTACAACAATTCAAGCAACATTGTCAGCAGTGCGCACGAACTCTGTCATTATTCCAAAGTGGACTAGAATATCAACTGGAAGTGGCGAATATTTTGCTACTGTTGAGGATTTGGTTATTCTACCAGGTCAACTTAATGGATCCGTAAAAGCAGAAGCACAGATTGCCGGGGCGCGAGGCAATGGGTTTAAGCCGGGCGAGATAAGTACAATTATTGATCCTATAGCTTATGTGGATACGATGCGTAATATAACTCTATCTGAAGGTGGTTCTGATACAGAGGACGACGAATCGTATCGCGAACGTATTCATGAGGCTCCAGAATCGTTCTCTGTGGCAGGCCCTGAAGGGGCGTATGAGTATTTTACAAAGTCCGCGTCGCACCTTGTGGCAGATGTAGGCGTATCTTCTCCACGTCCAGGTGAGGTTAATATTTATCCCTTATTAGCAGGAGGAGGACTTCCTGGGCAAGAATTGCTCACGACTATTACGGATTATTTATCTGATAAGAAACGTAGGCCTCTGACTGATAAGCTAACTGTATTAGCACCTACTACTACGCAATATAACATCGACGCTAAGTATTACATTGAAAAAGGCGCCGATGCAACGGTGGTAAAAGCTAAGGCAGATAAAGCAGTTAATGACTATGTTATATGGCAAAAGTCAAAATTGGGCCGTGATATAGTACCCAGTCGATTGGTTCAAATGCTCATGGATGTATCCGGAATTAAACGCGTTGAAGTAACGGCACCTATATTTACCCCGATTGCAGAACAAAGCGGCGTGGCAGTAGCCAATACAATCGCTGTAGCGCTCGCAGGAAGTGAGGAAGAATGATACTTGATAGCAAGTATACTAGTGCGGAGCATCTTCCGTCCTCAATCGATAGGGAACCAGTTAAGTCCCTTGCTAAAACGTGGGATGATATGCTGGCCGAATTTATGAATACGAATACTCTGCTATTATGGTCGTCTATTGATACTGAACCAGAGACTGTAATTGATCATTTAGCGTATCAATTACACGTGGATGACTATGATAGTGGGTTACCGATAGAGACTAAACGTGAAATGGTGAAGAACTCAATTGATATTCACCGCCATAAGGGCACGCCGTATGCTGTTGAAAAGGCCGTACAGACTATATATTCTGATTCAAAAACCGAAGAATGGTTTGAATATGGCGGGAAACCGTATTATTTCAAGGTTACGCTAATCACAGCCCCATTAAGAGGCGAAACAGATATAGCTAAGCTTGTACGTGCTATTAATGCGGCTAAAAATGTACGGTCCTGGCTAGATGGTATTGAATTCATTCGACGAATTAACTTCAATAAGTATTTTGCCGGATGGTGCGGTGTATCTAGGAAAGTGAATATCAAGTGTGATTTCACGAATGCATGGCGCATTAATTTGAATACCCATGTAACGTCTTACACCGTTGAATCTAAGAAAACGAAGATTAATGTAGCGCTAGATAATAGCGTTAGATAGGAGGAATATATGGCAGAATGGTCAAATGCAACCATGACTGATGTTGGCGCGAATTTGCAAGCGAAGGTGAATGCAGGCAAAACTAAGCTGACATTCACTAAAATCAAAGTAGGCAGTGGTATTAATTCAACGAATCCATTGGCATTAACTGATGTAATCTCCTCTAAGTGGGAAACTACTAATTTTGTAGTTAAGCTAGAAGGTAAAATTGTAAGTGTTGATACAGTTATAACTAATACTGGTATACATGAAGCTTTCCGAATGTCTGAAATTGGGTTATTTGCACAAGATCCTGATAAAGGCGAAATATTGTATGCATACCTTACGGACCCTGAACCGGACAGAATGCCGGCAGAAAGTGGCTCGGTAGTTGTATCTCAAGAATTAACAATCGGAATGGTATTTAGTAATACAGGAAATGTATCGCTAACTGTTAATATGGGTGCGTTGGTAACACGTGAGCAGTTAACAGAAGCAGTTAAACAACATAACACAGATATTTCATCTCATCCAGCGATTACAGCTATGATTGCCAAAATCCTCGGTGCAACTAACTGGCAAGAAAATCCAGTTGCTACATTGAAGGATATAAAAAATCTTATCGGGCAAGGTGCTATCGTGGCATCTAAACTCGATGCCAATGCTGGTTTCGTAAAATTTGCGAATGGTTTCACTATCCAGTGGGGAGTGGGTGGTCAAGATAACGTAACTAAGACAGAGGTACGATTTCCTATCAAATTTACAACTTTATTCATGGCGAACGCTATAGATGCGTACTGGTCAGGCTCTGACACGCCTAGGTATTTCGCTAACTCCGTGTCAGAGAGCAACGCAACTAAGGCCGTATTTTCGGCAAGTGATAGATATGCTGCTTCTTATTACTGGTTCGCACTAGGAATAATCTAATTTCCTAGGATAATGAACATAATCTGATCACCGACACCTTTGGATATTAAGCCTTCCCTACGACCATCCAAACAAAACTACCTGTGTCCACTCTGTTGGTTAAGAATCGGATGGTGTTTCTATTAGCTTGAGAAAACCCACTGTTCCAAGTAATAAAACATTCTGATCCAGAAGTAGCAACACTAACAGAGTCATCAGTGGCTAAGGCAATTAGTACAGTGCTGCTAATCGGCAGCGAAATATCTTTATAGTATTTATTGGAATCAAACCAAGTTAATCCCCACTGGGGAGTTATTTTAATAATTCTATGGCTTTTCGTAGCTCACGAATAGTCTTATGTGTGTATACCCTGGTGGTAATATCGCCTTGTTTGTGGCCTAGTAAAGAACGTAATGTGTTGGGCGGTGCTACCGAGTCAAGTAAACTTGCAAATGTATGACGAGTATCGTGGATAGTATGCTTACAATTTAACTGTTTCATAATATCCTTGAAATTCTTATGGAATGTTGTGTAACTGATGGTGAATAGATATGCTTCGGTGCTGGTGTATACTTGCTCTATTAGTGGCATGATGCGGTGATGTATAGGAATGATACGGCCTTCACCGGCTTTCGTTTTAGCGTGTCTTACGATGAGGTATGACGATCGCCTATGGATGTCTTGCTTACGTAAATTAAGAAGCTCACCTATGCGGAGACCGGTGTATAGCAGTATTAAAATCATATGAGAGTAAGAAGTATCTACTTCCCATAATTTGTTAATTTGTTGGCGAGTGAATACTCTTCTCCTAATCGTTGGTATATTAGGGCCTAAGGTTAAGTGTATGACGTAATTAGTGATAGGGTAATCCTTGATGATTGCGTAATTAAATAATTGATTAAGTAACGTGCGGACTTTCTTACATGATGAGTAGGAAAGTCCTTTTACGTGCATGGAATTAATCACATTCTGAAGGTGCTGAAAATGAATATCCGTGATAGGCATATCCGCTATGTTGGATATGTGTTTAAAAGCAATATGGTAAGACTTAACGACACTCTTAGTAATAGCTTGTGAGTGAATAGGCAACCACTCGTTAAATAGTTGCCTTAATGTAATGGTATTGCGTTGTCTACGTTTTAGTATAACGGCGTAACGGCGCATAATTTCACCTCCGAAAGGATGCTACTATGAATCAATATGTATTTATTTTAAATGACAAAGGGGAGCGTATTACATCCCTGTGTGATAACACGTTGAGCCGTGATGATATTATGGCGCAAGCTGAACACGATTATCCAAATGCACAATATGTGTATTCTGCAGATGGTGACAGTATGCTAGATGAATTTATGAGCGGTAAATTGTATGTAAACGGAAAATTTATTGAGCCTGATCCGTATGTTCCTACAAAGGAAGATAAGATTAACGCTATAAAAGCTGAATATGAACCCCGCTTCAAAACGCTAGAAGAAGCGCAACGTAGATTGCTACTTATGGGAAAACCTACTAATGCAATTAGCACTCAATATATCAAGTTGAATAACGAAATGGTCGCACGAATTAAGGAGGTGCAATAATATGCCTAAATATATCGGTGATAGCAAAGTTCCTGTTATGGAATTCTGTGAGTACTGCTGGGAAGTACTCAACGATGACGGTACATGTCCAACAGAAGGATGCGTGCACAATGATTTAATGGCTTTAGATGAAGAATCATAAGGGCATGGGGGAGTGAATGGATATTCTTAATGATATTTTAATCATGCTCATCAGTGGTATATCGCATGAACATATAGTCAGTATGGGGGTAGTGATTATTTTAACCACTACATTGTTATTTGTGGACACAATACAGCGGATTGCTGCAGAAGTGTTGCGGTATAACAAAGATAATCACAGGCCTAATAATCCTATTACACTACTAACAACATTGACCTGGTATGGATGGGGAAAAGGTAGGTATATCGATGAAACTACCGGTGAACGGCGTAGATATTTAATGAGTGAGCGCCTTAGAGGTGATCTATTAAAGAAACTATGCATACAATATCCGGCATGGATGATACTATCCATTGTATTTATTTCATTACCTGATATCCCAATACCAAACACCAATCTATTCTTAGACCATATATTCTCTTATGCATTTATGCTGATACCATTCTTCGCTGAGTGTTGGTCTATTATTGAAAACCTACGTGAAATGGTTGAAGATGACCTAATTGATATAGGAAAAATATTTCAATATACGATTGAAATCATAAAGGCATGGAGGGGTAATGGATAAGCTAGCGATTATTAACCGCATTAAGCGGTCATATAAGTCCATTCGAATAGCTGGCATACGGCCAACAGGTGTATTAGCAACGAGGGCATTGGTCCTCGTCATGCTAGTACCGATGATATTAGTCGTTGCCCAGTATGTGCTATCGACGATTAAGGGGTATGTATCCCCTGAAGCGAATCAGCTTATCGATAAGGGTATTCTTATAATTGACCATATATTCGTACCATCAGTGCTTATGACCATTGTTGGATTGTGTGGCATGTTCATCGATAAGAACCATAACGGGATTCCAGATAAGCTTGAGGAACCAAATACATTGCCTATGAACAGACCTGGCATACAACAATTAGAGGATGATATTAACCATGACGAGAGGGGGAAATAAATGTTTAGACAAATTACAATGGACGAGTTAAAAGACCTAGCGCTAGATGCCTATGGCCAAATTGAAAAGGCGTACTATCATTGGACAGGGGTAAAAGGTGGTAAGCACTTCACAGATTACCATATCAACATCGACCGAGCAGGTACAATGTGGACCGATATAGAGGCCTTAACCGATTATAAGGAACACACCTATATGCGCAATAGTAACGCTGTAGGCATTGCCATTGAAGCGTGTTGGGATGCAGTCAGTGAAAATAACCTAGGTAGTGAACCACCAACAAAAGAACAGTTGGCCACTATGACACAAATTATGGCGGTGCTTACTATTAATGCAGGTGTGCCACTTGACCTACAACATCAGATGACGCACGCCGAAGCAGCAGATAATCGGGACGGATTGGACCTCTATTATTTAGATCCGACGGGCTATCCAAATAATACGTACGGCCCAGACTCCAACGTTGACCGATGGGACCTCTTGGTGTGCCATGAGGGCGACGAACGATGGAGTGGTGGTGACTGGTTACGTGGCACCGCTCGATGGTGGGGTGCTCAGTGGGGTAGTACAATTTAGGAAGGAGTTACCATGTATGAAACTATCAAGAACAAAGTTATATCTGCGTTTACTCTTAAGCGTGTTATTTGTGGTGTGCTTAGCATTATTTCCATCTATTTCGCATGCAGCCTCATCGGAGGGTACCTCGACACAAGAGCCGACTATCAGCGTACCCGTGAGCAGTTGGAACGAACTCAAAGGGCGCTTGATGAAAGCAGAAAGCTCAATCAACAACTCCGAGAAAGCATTGCAGCAAGCCAACAGCTTAACCGCGACGCAGGGAACAGCATTAACAGAATTGAAGATTATCAACGAAGAACGGACGAAGGAATTGAACGCGCTCAAAGCAATCAACGAGAAACAGGGGCAAGAATTAACGAAAGCCTCCAATCTCTTGACAACGCAAGAAGCGAAATTGAACGAAGCCTCGACCTCATTAGAAGAATTGACAGAACAAATCAAACGCAACAAACGAACCGAACAGCGCCTTAAACGGCAACGTGACACATGGGCCGTGGTAAGCGGTGTATTTGGATTAGCAGGTGCAATTCGTAGATGACTGAGAGGTGATCCATACATCTCCTGAGCATGAGCAGGCGGACTCATGGATTGACTGTAATTTCACAAAAGACCTTACTGGGAATATATCCTGGTAAGGTCTTTTTTTATACTTAATTTATTGCATACAATCTAAAAATATGGTGTAATTATGGTACATAAGAGGAGGTGGATTAAATGCTGAAAATTCTTAATTGCAATCCACATTTTATGAGGGACCCCGTGCCTGTGTCGAACTATGCTGAAGCGTGGAACGTAATATGTTCTATGCAAAGAGAATTAGGTGAAGGTATCCTTGCTGTTGACAGGGAGACTTGGGAGGTCCTCGGATTGGCTGAGCATTTTCCTGAATTTGTTTGGAAAGAAAAAGCAAAGGTGGTCTACATTAATAGCAATAAAACTTTACTGATTCCTGCTCCACGGAGATATTGTAGATCTAATGTTTTGAAGCTTATCAAATTCTTTGGGCTCCACTATTCTATCCGAGAAATATAAATGTATATATGACATCATTTTGACATCAAGTTATGTAAAAATATAGTGAAATATAAATAGATACGCAAGTAACAAAGTTAGGTGATTACTGTATTTATAAGTTTTATGCATGAACTTTAAATGCCACGCCATCTTGAGGGGGTGGTGAGCTAACGCTCGTGCGGGTTCAAGTCCCGCCAACCGCACCAAATATAAGGACCTACAGTTTACTGTAGGTCTTTTTTTCGTTATTTTGATATTAAAATATATTTAATGAGTTTATCTTCTCCTTTTAAACCTGAGAAGTGTTGGCAGGTTTTCACAATCCGTGTACAATCATAGTAATTAGTAATATACATTTATATATATAGTTTTCAATATGAGAGAAGATTATGGTTTTTAATTATGGTGAGACGTTACGTATCCGAAGGGATCTATATACGATTTTAGGCAAGATACGCTATATTGATACTCATGGAAAAATTGGGTATGAGTATAAGTTA